TTATGCTCTTTTTTATTAAGCCTGTCAGAAACTTTACGCTCTGCTTGCTTAATCGCCTGAGGAATAAGACTTGTAAACTTAGCCTTTTGATTGTCAGCCATTTAAATCACCATTTAACCTTATTAGCCCAGTATGCCGCAGACATCTTGCCTTTGGCAATGTTTTTTCTATGACGCGCCTTGAAGCTTGCGCGCTTTTTTTTCATACGCTCTGACTCACCGGCCTTGGGCTTGCCAGCAGTAGAGGCACCCTGCTCACCAAAACGAATGGTCTTAACCTTATCGCCTTCTTTGGCGACAACTACATGAGACTTCTTGGGGTGGTTGGGAGTTCTCTGAGGTTTATTAAAACCCTTCACTCCTGCACGAACTAATCGAGGATCACGCGACATTCATCTCTTCCTTGTAACGTGTGTGGTATTTGTTTCCGCGCCACTCAAAGTCTTCTCGACCCAATGCTCGGTTTCTAGCAAAGGCTTGATTGAAGTTAAGCTCATCTGCTTTGGGCGGAGTCATTGCATTAAAAGATTGTGTTACAGCATCCTTAACTTGCGTAAGACGCTCATCACTTAAAAACGCAGCTGGAAGCCGAGGGCTGGGAACTGACATATCAATATCAACATCAAGAATGTCACCAAAGGTTCTGTCAATGCGAGGCAGCTTCAAGTCAAGGTTAAAGCCATCATCATACTTACTGGCCAGTTCAATTCCATCGGGAACAAACTTACCAACCATATCTCCCACCCAATCGGGCAACGCCTCCATATTCGGAAAGTTTACCTCCGCCAAATCAACCTCAGTAGGTTTAGTAGAAAAGGAGTCAGCATATCTATCAACAGCTTCGCGCGCAGTCGCAATAAACTCTAACGGCAACGCATCCTTTGCAAGATTGCCATAGGTCATCAAGACATCAGAAGCAGTATTATATGCTGCTGTCACCATCTTGCCTAAGTATTCAGTATCAAACTGATTGCCACCCCTTGGAGGAATGGTTCCTGATAAAGAAAATTTATAGGTTTGAGGAATGTCTTGAGCAAGATGCACTACCTTTGAGTAAGCGTCTCTCTCTTTGCGAACCTTTGGAGACTTCGAGCGATCGAAGTCAAACGGGTCGTTTGGAATAATAAAGCCACCATCAGGGGAGTCTTCAAAAACAAAGCCTCCAACAGAACTAAACATTTCAAAGACAGGGTCAGTTGCCGACTCAACATAAAGATCAAACAAATCTCTTGCAGACCTTTTACCGCTATAAAATTTTTCAGGACGTTCCCCGGAGGCCATAGCCGGATAGTCTTTATACTCAACATAGCTGCGGCCAGCTTTGCGAGCATTAGCAACAGCCCCGCGCAAAACATCTTTAGCGTTCTCATCCAGCAAAGAAAGGTTCATGTCGGTCTGGCTGGCAACCTCAACGCCCAACGCATTGGTGATCTTATTACCCAGCATAAACCTAGCAAAGGCAACAGCGTTAGCTGGGAGTATCTTGAAAGCCATAACGAACCTTTTGACCTAAAAAAAATTTATGGATTTAATTATAGGTTTTTTACCAACGAAAGAGAAGAGGGAATGTTGTGGAGCCTTGAGAGGAAATAATGTTTGTATAGGACATAATATATATAACTACGTCCGGTTTTTCCCCCTCCCCCCTACCAACAGAGTCAACCCAGCGTTATTTACGACACGATTATCCGAGGTCAATCTCTACCTTGATGTCTCCTGCGTGCAAGTGCATGTGCTTCTCTGGTGCTTTGAGTCCTGCCCTGTCCATGATGTCTTTGCTTGCTTCCAACTGGACGTATTCAGACTTTGCGTTGACTGCTAAGCGTGCGACCTGATGGGCGGCTAGGGTTGCTTTAACGCCCAACTCCTGCCTCATTCTTTCATGCATGTATGATTGCACATGTGGAAGGGCTAAGGTCTTGGAAGCGCTGACCCTTCCGGTCTCACCCTCTGCGTAGCCGGCGACCGCTGCCGCGTCTTTTATGGTGCCGCCATTCGTTACGAGGTGTTCGACTAACGCCGTTTGTTTCTCTGTCAAACCGGTGACAGGGTCTTTGACTGCATTACCCATTTCTTTTATTTCCCTTCTCCCCTTCTGCTAGATTGTCGCTAGCACATAATCCTATATCCGGCACGAAGCGCGCCGCATAAGCGGAGTTTAAGAGGGTTTGTCAAGAGAAAGCAAGAGGGAATGAGAGGAGGAAGGCAAGAAAGCAATAATCTTTCAATGAAACGAAACAATGTTGCGCAAACAGGGTAAACAAAACAATAAGATTACACACTTTATTATTGACGCTGATACAGTTATCCCCTATATTATACACATGGTTGAGACTGTAGGAGGTAACGCAATCATGACACAACTGGCCTTTAATTTCATTCCACAGAGCGACACTTGGGAAAAGCCCGATTATATCGCAATCACTCAAACAGAAATACAGGGACGCGCCGCCGCACAAATGGGCTGCTGTGGTGTCTTTGCCGTGGCGAATGGTTTCGGCTTTGACATCAACAACGCCTTTGAATGGTTTAAAAAACATAGAAAGGCAAGCAATAATTACAGAGGCCAGACGAGCATATCAGACCGCCGCCGCTTTTGTCAGGCTCACAATATCGACTTTAAGGAAATCAAACTCACCCGCCGCCAACGCTTAAAAACAGTCTTGCAGCATTTAGATGAGAGCAAAAACTACATCATCACCATAACGAGGCATGTGCTGATATATCGAGACGGTCGCATTATCGACCAAGGCGGCAGCCACGATGTAAAGCATGACCTTATCAGGTCAGGCGATGCGAACCGCATAGTTAAATCAGTATGGGAAATATAGGAGTAAAATCATGTCACAATCAGTCATCAAATCAATCAGCCGCTTGCAAAATAGCAAGGTTGGAAACCCACGTTTTCACATTGAGATGGAAGACGGAACAAAAGCCGCCACGCTTTCAAATGCTGGCTGGGCTTATGAAATCGTGCCGCACGCATGGGAGGGGAAGCGGTGCAAGTATAAAATCAAAGAATATAAATCAGGCTATCGCGTATTTGATAGCGTAGAAATCTAAAGGAGTAGAAACAGATGAAACTTTCACGCCAACATTTTGAATTTATTGCAGACGACATCGCGCCTCTGCTAGAGAAACCAACCAGCATTGAGGTCATAGCCGACAAGCTGGAAGAAACAAACCCAAACTTTAACCGCGAGACATTCACGCAACGCGCCTTGAAGAATTGGGAAGCGGAAAACATTCCTGCCGAACATATTGCAACGCTTGATGGATTGATTGAGCAAATCAAAGACACGCCACGGCAAGGCTTGGTTGCGTCAATCATGCAAAAGAAAGCCGAGGCCGCACAATGAAACTAGGACGCGACATGATACGGGACGAACTGCACCGCCAAAGCCTCAACCGATGGCAATGGCGCAAGCGAAAATGGCAACGGTTACTGAACACCATTCTTTTTTGGAGGATAAAATGAATTGGAGACGCACAATCGGGGTCTATATCGAAGCCCTAGAGGCAGGCAACAAGCAGCAAGCGGACGCTGCGGCCTGTGAATTGATGGTCATTGCAGACCATTTGAACAAGCTGGAGGTCAAGTATCCTGACATGATAGATGAGACACCCAGCAAAGTAATTTACCCAAACGAGTGGAGATAAAACAATGGACGCGGAAGACATTTACGAATTTATGCAAGAGGACGGACACACAACGCCGGAGCCACGGAGATTTTTAATTTTGGCCGATGTGGAATGTGCGTGGGAATATGAGATTTATGCCGACAGTCAAGAGGAAGCATTAGAAATATGGAGGTCTGGCAACCATGAGCATCATGTTACAAACGAAATGATGGGAAGTGTGAAGGCTACCCAGATTGAAGATGATGAATATAACGTAACCAAGTTATCTTAACATGAAAAAAAGAAAGATAGACAAGCAAGGGCAGCCGGCAAAGTGTGACGTTTGTGGAGATATTCGACACGAATTTGTTATGTTGCTAGTCAATCCCGACCCCGTAGAACACGAAACATGGTGCGACCCCTGTTACACCAAAGCACAAACGGAGAAGCAAAGTGACCAGCAAAAGTAAAGCAAAAGGAACGTATCACGAAAACTGGTTCGTGAAACTGTTCAAGGAGTGGGGCTTGCCAGTCAAACGCCAGCCTCTATCCGGCGCGCTTGGAGGAGAATATTCGGGTGACTTGGTTATCAACTTGAACGGCCGGGACTACATTGCCGAGGTCAAATACCGCAAAGAGAAAGGCTTTCCCTCGCCGTTCTCGGTCTTAAAAAATCGAGACGTTGCCCTGTTCAAGCTGGGCAAAGGGGAAGAAGGCTCACCAAAATGGGTGCTGATTGTGCCTGATAGAATTGTAGAAGAACTAATGGAGAAAGAAAATGAACATGACAATAACGATTGAAGCAGAAAAGCAAGAGACCTACTCGGTCAAGAGTTTAATCCGAGCGATATGCGAAACCTTTGGTATCGAGCAAAACTTATTGCTAGGCAAGCGGCGGGTGGGCTTTGTAATGGCCGGTCGCCATGCCTTGTATTATCTGGGCTATCGCAACACAGCACACACAACCACAACGCTAGGGAATTATTTGGATCGTGACCATACAACTATCCTGCACGGGTTAAAGAAATGCGAATCTCTTATGGAGCAAAACAGTAACTATGCTTTCAAGATAGAGCAAACGCATTTGCTTGCGTTGCAATATGAAATCCAACGGCGCGATGGTTTGGACAAACTAAAAGCCGAGGTTCAAGAGATGGTTGAACGCTTTCAAATGGAGAAGTTAAATGAACTTTGAGCAAAGAGAAGCACTGATTCACGAACACTTTGTTCGCAAGATGACAACGATGTATCTGCCACCAAACAATGTAAAGCAGAGTGACGCATCAAAAAAACTTTACGGAGAGGAAATCAGAAAGGCAATCAACTCTCGGTTAAGCAGCGACATACCCAATGCAGATGTGTTCAACGATTTGCTTGGCAGAGTGTGGGACAAATGCGTATCAGCACACGACTTTCGCATTTGGTTTACACCACACTTGGTCGGCAAACATGCAGCTAAAGTAAATGCCGAGTGGCAACAGCGCAATACAAAAGCAAACAGGTTGTTTGAAACAACAAGCTCACACCAAGACGAGCAGCCTCGCGCAGGCAAGACCGACCCCGCTGGACAGGGCTGGACAATCGAGAAGTGTGATGCAGCGATTGAACGCACCAAGAAAGAACTAGGCAACAGCCACATGGCAAAGGTGCTGTGCCGCATACCAGAAAAAGCAAAAGAACGGCTATTAAATGCTGGACAAACTGATACGAACTGACCTAATTTGTATTGAAAGGAAGGTAAATGAGTAGAGATAACGAAATCAGAAAAGCATCTATCGGCGGCAGTTGTGCCTTGCGAATCATGGACGGTGATTGGCACGACCTTTGGCTGGAGAAGATGGGCTACAAAAAAGGCGTTGACTTGTCCGATGTCTTGCCTGTTCAGCTTGGCGTTTGGACTGAGGAGTTTAACATCAAGTGGTTCTCAAAGCACATGCAAGTTGAGTGCTTCAAAGACCCCAACGCAGCCACGCATGAACAACGCTATCACTACAAGTGGGACGGCATTCCCTGCCGAGCAACGCTTGACGCTGAGTTTATGATGCGCGGTGAGCGATATGGTTTGGAGTGCAAGCACACGAATGACAGAGCCACCATCAATAGCCAGCTTGAAAGATACATGCCACAGCTACAGCTTTACCTAGAAATCTCTGGGGTGAAGGCAATGTATTTCGCAAACATCTTTGGCAATGGTCGCTATGAATATGTGAAGGTTGCAAAGAATGAGGAATACATTCAGACAATGCTCGAACATCTCAAAGAGTTTTGGGGTTATGTTGAGCGTAAAGAAGAGCCGCCACTATCAATGCCGCACTTCTCTGCTGGCATAGACAGGATTGCAATCAACGATATGGTGGCGCGTGACGCAAGCAGCGACAACTATTTCAGAGTGAGAGCAGCCGAATACATCAGCACAAAGGAAGCCGCGAAAGAACACGCAGCGGCCGGGAAAGAATTGAAAGCAATGGTCGGGCTAGATGAACGCGAGGTCTATACCGATGAACTTAGTATCAAACGAGACAAGCGTGGTTCGCTACGCATCAACATAAAAAAGTAGGGGACAGGGGAGTAGAAACCCTGCCCCCGCTGTCGAAAGGAGGTAACAGCATGACCGATTATACAGCATCACCATTGATAAGTGAAGAGGCCGAGCCTCTTATCCACCTAATAGGAAATGAATACCAGCTTGGCTGGCGTTCAGTGTGGGCTTCACACACCAGACGAAGCGGTGCGAGTTGAATACCGCAATAGCAGACTTGTTCTAACAGTAGTGCGAAAGGAGAAACAGCATGACAGTGAACAACCTAGCCCCCAACGCAGCGAGGGCAGCAAACAAACCGACGAACAATATGGAACTATGGGAGAGGGTGTCCCCATCGGACTCAGCTTACCTGAAGAAGGTTAGCTTTGGGTCACGTTCTTTTACCAGCATTGACCCAATGTATCAGGTTCGAGAGGCCACACGCGCTTTCGGGCCGGTGGGTCAAGGTTGGGGATGGCACTCCCAAACAGAGATAATCACTATGGCGAATGGTGATGTGGCGTTTCTTGCACACATTACAGTTTGGCATGGCAACGCACACAACAGCTTCGGGCCGTTCACTGGTTGCAGGACTTTCTACAAGAAAGACCGCATTGCAGAAGACGCACCCAAGATGGCTGTAACAGATGGGCTGACCAAGGCATTGTCGCACCTTGGATTCAACGCCGATGTGTTCCTTGGAGAACACGACAACAAGTATGCGGCAGATAGTAAAGGCGTAAAAGGAGAATGGTAATGAGCCAGACTTACGACAAAACTGATAGCGGAGCAGTATTCCCCCCGCGTGATAACCACAAGATGATTCTGACAGGCAAGGCCAACAACGATGGTCGTGACTCTCAGATGGTAGTAACCATGTCAACGCTGCCTGATGGCCGCAAGATTATGGATGTCTATGAAAAGGTCGGAACTCTTTTCGAGAACGAGAAGAAAGGTGAAAACCCAAACTCGCCGGATTACACCGGGCCGATGGGTAGTCGCCGTATCGCCGCATGGCGTAAGACCAAAGACGACATGGCATATATGTCTCTTTCATTCAGCGACAAACAGCAAGGTGGTAACAATGCAGAAGCACGTAGCAAGCCAGTGGATGACCACATCCCCTTCTAAGCTACTGACCATCGAAGAGGTGGGGGCGGCACTATCCGTCCCCCCTCAAGATGTGAAGAAGCTATGCCGCAAACACAGTGTGGCAGTGGTCAAAGTAGGCCACAAGATTAGGATGACCCCCAAAGATTATGAAGAACTGGTCGGAAAGATGACAACATATTATGGATGAACTAACAGCATGGCAGCAAAGAGCAATCCAAGCAGAAAATAAACTGCGTGAAATTGCATCCATACCTAACGACTCAG